CCGGGAATGATCCAACAAGCCGACCCTGAGCGGAGTCGGAGATGCCCTGAAATCTTTTCTGCGTGGAGGTAGATTCAGGCTTTGTACAACCTCCCCTATCTATCGTCACATTTTACAACATCTCGCTTGATAGGAAACTTGATGTTACCAGGCATACGCAATATTGCCAAAAGGTTTCAATTTTTGTAATGTGACGTCGGCATGATACCTGGCTGAGTCCAGGTGCTTTGTGGTAATTCGATGTCTCGAAATCAATCCCAACTCAGCATGCCCACCAACCCAGTCGGCCAGTTCAGAGACGGCCTCATCCGAGTAAAGCAAGGAAGGTGGGGCAGATATATGCCATTTTCCCGTCAACAGCATCTTAAGAGCAGACTTTGAGCACTTATGATATAATTTTTCTACTATGCTGGCCCCACTTTTCAGAGAGACGAGCAAATCAGAAAGACTTTGGATGCTGGTTTGTGCTACTGTTGACAATATTTTATTTTTCCCAAAAAATTCCCATTTAAAGAAGCGTTTCACCGTGAGCTGTACCCGCTTGAAAAAAGGTGCAGTAGGAGCCAGCTCTAATTTCTCCTGTGAGATCTTACCGGAACGACTTCCCCCCAAAAAACTATTTACATGATTGACGACCTCCCTCGTCGACAATTCGACCCCAGCCTTGTGGTAAGCAGATAATTCCTCACGGATGCGAGGAAATTGTAATACCGTAGGATCTGGGTCGCTGGGAACCTCAGACTCCACAAACTTATATAATCCGAGTGGCCCAAGACCGAAGCCTCCTAAAGAGGCGGGAGTCTCTAACCACTCCAGTATCTTCTGTCTGGACAACTGCTTACTACTCCTAACGAGATCACGTAACATAAAGTCAAAGATCTGGTCTCGTCCCAAGCCCAATCTACGAGCCAACTTCACCCAGTTAGAAGCTAAAACTCTTAAGCGCGAAATACCTGGTGGGGGTGGCTTGTTGTTTGGGTTTGCCACAAATATGGGTCTTACTGTCCGGGCGGGATACCCTCTAATTCCTCCTGGTTCAAAGACCAGCCTTAGATACTCATCCCTATTTGTGGAGGCCCAAGTCTTACCTGGGTGCATCAAAAAACCCATGCTATTCACAAAACCAACGATTAAGGGTGCAAGTCTTGGTCTAAGCAATTTGAGTTTAGCGTCATCTCCGTGGAAACAACAGCTATCATCCTGGAATAAATTTTCTCCTTGTGGGAGCAGCAATCTTTTGACTATGTAGTAAATGCCGTAATTCACTGCAGTGCCCAAAAGAGAGGTCCACCTCCAACCAGACAGCACACCTCGTTCACAACGTATCATCGTCTTATCACCTGCTACTTCTAACGAACAGAAACCATTGTTAAAACGATAAATTATTTCTTTCCAGATCCCATCATCTACCTCATCCCAATCAATACCCACACGAGAGAGCCATTCCCGGAGGCAGTGAGAAACTATTTCAATCATTTTAAGAGATACCCGGTGGTCAAATTCGCTATAATCGCCTGGGAGATTAGATCCGAAGCCCAATTCCCGAACCCATTTACGGTACTGCTCCATCCTTCGGTTATTAGACCAAAAGAGGGTAGTATTTGGATGATCCACTAGGCCCTCAAATTGTGCACTAATGTAAGACATAAGTATATACATTCTGAAGTCTGAATTGGCTACCATCCTGGTTTTCCCAAATGTTTCATCCATTTTCTGAAAAACCTTATTGATCGACCGATCATAAACCCTCTTTTCCAGAATCTTCAGAATTTGTTGGCTCGTGAATAGGACCGCTGTGCCGTTTTTCGACCTAACTTTCTTCCCATTAATTTTAACCGTATCTGCATTTGTAGCTCCAGGTGTGGCCCACAACAGTGGACTATCGGCAAACTCTTCTCTGGTAATCTTTCGCACACCATCTCTCCAGGTCATTTTACGGAAAAATTCTTTGACTCCCTTCCGAAAGTAGTGGTTGAATATGGATTCTGAACCAAACAACTTTGGCACGAAAGGTCCTTTGACCCAGTTTTCTACCAACTGTTTTTGTGTAGAAAAATCTGCAGGCAAGGAGAAACCACCAATCGTATGTAGATGACACAACTCCCGCCAGAAGGGAGTGATGTCTGGGCCTTGTTTGACTAATACCTCTGATAAATATTTGGCTCGAGAGTAAAATTCCTTGCCATTTTTTGATTGCACCAAAGCCAACCAGAGGGGGTTAGTCTCGATTGATGGTATTTTTCTCTTCAGCAGGATTGAATATAGGGTCAGGGGTACCCCAAACCTCTCACCGAGTAAAGGATAGTTATTCTTATAACGAAAGCGCTTCACTGCTGATTCTCGGGGGGTTAAAACTTGGAACGTATAGTCTTCGGATTCCGAGATCTCCCTGAGATTCGCCACTAATCTCCTTAAACTGAGCCGTTCGCCGAAGGAAGGTGCTAGCTGCTCAATTAAGGTTCTGCTGGCGTGCTGACTCTCAAGGTTTTGCACCCACACCCTGATAGAATCCTGAGACCACTTTCCAGAAGAAGCTGAACTTAGAAGTTCAGCTTCAGTCTGCTTTTCACCAAAAAAGCAGGCCTATTCTGCTGGTCAATGAGATTAGCCACATGGTACGGAATGGAGCGAACTGGTTTGACCAGCACGTAGTTCTTATTATTAACGTTACCCCAAATTATAGACTGAAACTCGCTCTTACTCCACCAATATGTAGGATTTGAATGCCATTCGAGGTGGTACGTGAG